TTATATTTGAGAAGCTATGGCTTCTTGTTTTACCTCAGCGTGTGTTAACTTCAATACAATCTCCTTAAATATTCTTTTTGACAATGGGCCGGCCGCTTCTCTCTCTGATAAGGGATTTAATGAGTCAGCTTCCAGGTGTTTATCGTAGATGTTGAAAATTTCATCTTCTAAACTACTATTCTCTTGAACCAAGAGCAGATCAACCACTAAACCCAAACCGTTATATTGTCCGATGGGCTCGTTTTTGCACCAAGTTCCAGACGGCTCAAAAGCCCCTTTCATTATTTGGAGTCCGTTATGCATTCTTTCAAAAATTATAGTATCAACTATTATTTTCTGTGCTAATTGTTCTTTATTAATTTTCATGATTTAAGATTTAAGGGGTTAATATTATTTGTTATTACGGTGATTCTCTAAAAACTGTTTTGCATCATTGTAGATTAATGTTGCCAGGTCTTTCGGTTTAGATATTGCAGACCCTTTTACATCTTTCGTACGGGTGGAATAAACCCCATAAAGCCTAACGTCTGTTCCGTCTTTAAATTCTTCAGGCTTAAGGAGAAGGTACATTGCGTTACAGAATCCAGTGTGATTAGACAACCATTCCTCTCCATCATTCTGACCCAGGGAAAGGAGGTCATTAAGACTTTCCTCAATGCGATCCGCAATAATGGCATCTGAGATTATTGCAATAATCGCTTCATCGAATAATTTACTGTCAATTTGCATAGGTTTAATGTTTATTATTAATGTAACTCTTTAATTATTATGACAGCAATTTAAGTAATAGTTATATATAAACCAAGTAATGGTTTAATTATTTTAATAAATATTAATCTATTACTTTAATTTTATATCTTTGTTTAATAAATATAAATCAATGGAACTACTTAGAATTAAAGAGCTTTTGAAACAAAAAGGTATCACGGGAAAGGAATTTGCCGAACAGTTAGGTATAAGCCCTGTAGCAATGTCCAATATAGCAAGCGGCAATTCTTTTCCGCGGCCTGAGCTACTATTAAAAATTGCTGAAAATTTTGATGTAGACTTAAAAGAGTTGTTCGTTTCAACCAAGGTCAATCAGGTAAATGAAGCTGTATATCGGTTGAAGGATGGAAAATACATTGAAATAGGTTCCTTGGATTTAAGCAGATAATTAATTATTAACTAATAAATCATACTATGACAAAAGAAGAAGTTGAAACGATTGTAATGCAAACCTTGAATAAAAAAGGCTTAAGTATATCCAAGTTAACATCCTTTAAACCAAAGATGAAAACTACTGAAGTGGTTAAGTATTTAGAGTGTGACAGGAAATGGCTTTACAATAATCGAGACGTATTTAACGGCCGAAGAAAAAATAGCCGAGGGGATTATGAATTTGATACTGAAAAAGTAGTAAATTATAAAATTAAGAAAGCGCTCATTTAAAAAGCTTTTTTAGTTCGTTGATTTGTTTTTGCCTCCTGGTTTGCTTTTCTACCTTAGAATTTTTGCTTTCCAATACAGCTACTACTTCCCTGGCTTCTTCCAGAGAAAGTTGTTGAATGGCTAATTGAAAAACAGTATTCATGGGTTAAGCTTTTATTTTCCTAAAATACAAAATGCCCTTTATTTCGTCCGCCCGTATAGGCTGTAAAAAACCCAACTTTATTTTCGGGGAAAAATCCCCTTGTATTTTCCACTTATACATCTTCCCTTTTTTGTGCTTATATTGCCTAACTATCCAATTAAAACTTTATGATGAAAATTTTACTATTCCTACTAATTCCCTTTATTTCATTTGGCCAACTCAAGCATACAGAGGAGGGGATTTTATATTACGAAGAAGTTGTTAGTGTAGAGAAAGATGTATCTGCAATTCACGATGCAATTGAGGAATTTTTAGCAACCTATGCAGGGGATTCCAATTATGCTATTAAAATCAATAAGGAAGATCAAATTCTTTCCAAAGGAAATATTCCGATAGTTGGCCCAAATCATTTAAATATCGTTTTGAATACTGAATTTAAAGAGGGGAGGTACAGGATTTTAATAGACGAGATCTTATTGAACAATAAAGCTCCTTTTACAGACAAAAAAAATGTAAACACTCAAGTAGCTTTAGATCAAATGGAAGAGATGTATATAAAGCAAGGAAAGCTTTCGGAGTTCCAGGAGCTTAAAGAAAGTGGAGAAGTAGAGAAACAAGTTGCTGGCTTTGTGGAAATGAATAAATTCTTCTATCCTAAGGGTGAGGATAAATTATTAGCTTTCGTCGATTCCTTAAAAGAATATGTGAAAAATTATAGTAAAAATTCCGACTGGTAATTATGAAAAATCTATTGATAAGCATTTTTGTTTTATTTCTCTTTTCATGCAGCACAGAAGATGAGGATATTTCCACTGAAGAAATACCTGAAACGTACTCTGTAAAGTATGAGATTATAGGTCAGGGGAAAGTAGATATGGTAACTTATAAAACTAATGAAGGCAACGCTGAGGTTGAGAGAGATCCTGGAGCCGAACTGGTCGACCTTGGTGTTACGTTACCTTTTGTCAAAGAAATAGTTTATCATACGGAAGAAGCAGGGGAGAACGGTTCTACCGGGTGCGATGAAATTAGCTTTTCTGCTTATGCGAGAAAGAGTATCGGTACAATTGAGTCGATGAATGTTTATATTGATGGAGAATTAATGTCTTCAGAGAGCGAAGGATATTACTGTATACCTGACGAACATTGTACCCCCTGGGCTCGTGTTTCTTTTGGTTATTTGCAGAAAGGTGCGGATCCGGATATCTATCAATGTCCTAATTAGAAATTAAATATGAATAAACTTCTACTTTTATTACTGGCGGTGTTTTTTACCGCTTCTTCTTATTCTCAAAAAATGTATATATGGTGTCCGGAGGAAATGGAGCCGGTTGAACAAACTGGTAGATTAAACGGAACTAAAGTTTACCTCAACATTGAAGATGTCCGTTTGCTATCCAAAAAGAGAAAGGAAAAATGTTCTTCTGAGGAACTTGTAGAATCTTTAGAGCAGCTAATTGCTATCTCTTATCCTAATGCTGAATACACTCAAAGTAAAGAGAATAGTGAAATAACTATCCAGATACAAATAACAGCTTATTATTCAGAATTCCATACTGCTGCCTGGAAAGGCAAAACCGAAATGAACGTGGTATTTACGGATAACCGTAATGGAGAGGATATCAATACACAATTTGAAATATCAAAATCTAAGGCTAACGCTAATTTTGGAGGAATGAAAACAGCTAAAAATAACTTGAGAAAATCTTACAATAAGGCCGTTATAGAGTTGCTTGCAAATCTCAATAAGCTTACACTAAGACAAACCATTAAAAATTAAATATTATGGGTTTATTTGGCAATAAAGATCATTATTATGAAAGGGTAGAATTAGCTAAAAAAATGGCTCATAATGCTAATGACGCTAATGTAGAGATCAGAGATTTAATGGAATCATTTAATGCATCTGAAAGGAGGTTTGATAATCTCGCAGAAGATATGATGGAATTCTCTCAAAAAATTCTTCATAAACTAAATGAAGAAGAAATGGAAGAGTTGACTAAACTCACTGAAAAGGTGGTTGAAATCAATAAAATACACAATTCCACAATTAGAAAAGTGATAGAGATCTCAGATAATCAAAATGAACGGGCAAAGGATGCTATTGAACATTACAGCCGGATAAAGGGGTAACTTATTTTAGGTCAAAGCTATAGTTTATGTCGAAAGGTTATTGTAAAATGTTTTAGTTTATATTTACGGAATTCCGTAAGGTTTTTTTAAATTTATCGACTAAAACCTCGGATCTTTAATTTACAAATTGTTAATAGGTTAGTTTTTATAAACATTTTTATTTAATTTGTATCCAATAAACTTTCAAAATATGAAAATTCATCGGGCTAAATATACTACCCACATTGATGCTAGGACTAGGGTCTTTAGTAATTTCGATTCATTTTTAGATTTCTTTTCAAGAAATAGAAATAATATGGAGAGATTAAAAGTGCACCCTCCCAAGTTAGGTTCTGATGGTTTTGGATCAATAGAGGTTAAATTAAAGTCTTTTAACAATGTCCCAAGGAAAGCAGAATTCGAGAAAAAGTACTAGTAATAATTCTCCGGTTAATGTCAATGAAACCGAGCTAATTAGGGAATTTTTAAGTAACCAGTCCAAAGAACTTTCTAACCAAAAAGAAGAAATTGAGCTTCGAAAATTAAATGAAAAAAATGCCTATTCGTATGGATGTAAGGCTTTAGAAGTTCAACAACAAGACCGAAAGGAATCTAGAGAGCAAGCTACTTCTTTTATGAAATATGGGTTTGCACTCACAATTGTTGTTCTCTTATTACTATCAGCCTTCGTTGGAGGTTGTATTTATACGGGAAATATAGGTTTAATTGTAAGTGTTATGAAGGTGTTAGCCTATGTTGTGCCTTCAACTTTGGGGGGTTATTTCATTGGTATAAATAGAGGCAGGAAGAAGGGTAGAAATGAGTCTAGTGATTCAGTACCTTATGCGGAAGTAGAAGAAGAGTAACTTATTAATTAAAGTATGTCTAGTAAAGAAGATTTTAAAATAGGACAATCAGTAATATTGAATAGCGGTGGACCAGCAATGACTATTGTTGAAGTGTATGAAGATTTTTGTAAATGTGGGTGGTTCGATGTGAACTCTCACTTTCAGATATCAGAATTTAATAAATCCATAATTACGGGCTATAATTAAATTTACTAAACCAAATCTAATTATTGGGAGTATTATTCCCATCTCGCATCATTTTGCGTTCTTCACTGTAAAATTTTTTCTTTTAGATCTGCTAGGCGTTTTAGCTTTTCATCTTCCGTCATAACCGGATTTCTTTGAATGTTATCTTCGAGGTAGAAACCAGTATGTTTAAGGATCATATCCATAGCCTTTTCTTTGGATACAAACCATAGTTTCACATTTGTTTCTGTAACGAGCCGGTCCTTATCGTGTAGCTCCGGGTGTTAGTTTCAAATCTGGCGATTAATCTTCTTACTTCCGGCGTAAGCTTTTTTAAATCTTCTGGTGATAATAAAAGCGTTTGGGTAATATCGGAGTATGCCCAATTTTCTAACTCCTTTAAAAGCACCTCGTGTGAAGTTCTTAGGGCTTCTTGTGCATTCTCCTGCTTCTCTTTTTTATAATTTTCAACGTTAGGAATTGTTAGGATTCTGCTAAACTCTACCTTGGCTGTTTCGTCAGAAGATCTAGGATAAATTCTCTGATAAGCTTTGGCTCCATTGAAGCCATTTGTAAACCATTCGTCTATAACAAGCTTATATTTTTGGAAAGTTTTGTCTGTCATCACTTATTGCTTTTTACCTCATCTTGGATAATGTTAACCTCTTCCGTTATCGGGGATTTGAAAAACTGTAATTTTCCCACCTTGTTGATTATTATCTCTTTCGTATCCGCCCAAATACTTTAAAAGCATATCTATTGCTCCTTTTCTGCCTGCTAAGCGAGCTTTGCGGATGTTTCCGACTACTCGACCGTCTACATTCATTTCATCAGTGTCAAGTCCCTCTATAGCCATTCTATGTGCTTTAGGAATTTGATCTAATGGTTTTAGATTTCCATTCGAATCGTATATTTCAGCAATATCAAATCTTGCTAAGTTTGCAAGAATACCTACGCATTCGTCTACGCTTATTTTGTTGCGTTCTACTGCCTTTTCTCGTTCTTCCTGTATCTTTTGCTGAATGTTAGCATTTGCAAGCAATCTAGCCCCCTCTGTTCTCGCTCCACTTTCTGAATATCCTGCACGGATTGCAGCCTGTGTTGCATTTAGATCAACCAGGTATTCGCTTATAAATTTTTCCTGCTTAGGAGTTAGTTGAGGCATAGTTTATTTAAATTTCGAATGATCTGTACAATTACTCATTTGAAGGTTTAGCCTTCCTATGAAGTTTCTGAAGGGTTTTCAATTCTTCTACCGAGAGTTTGCTTAAATCGGGTTCTTTAGAACTGATCTTATCACCTCCGGTGGTGTGGTCGATATTCTGACTATCTCGCCAGTTTTTTGGCCTTCTGTTTTTAAGCCAAAATTGTTGGTTTCTGAAGTCGGCCGGAATAGTCTTTTCAACGTCTACGAGTTCGATTCTTTCGGTTTCAATTCGCTTACCTTCATCATTCCAGGAAACCTCTTTTACTTTGAATGCTTGTTGCTCGGTAACAATTCTATCCTGAGTGCCTTTGTAAAGCGATTGGGCTACTTCTAAGTCGCTTATTTCCTTTCCCTGCGTTATGGACTGAAAAAAACTTGGATGTTGTTTCTTCCAGTTGTTTATAGTTCTCTCATCAACATCAAAAAGTTTCCCTAGCTGCGCATCAGTGGCTCCCAATAAACAGTACTTATACGCAAGGTCATTCATAGACTCGTCATACTTTGAAGGTCGCCCTTCTCCTTCTGCATATTTATTATTCCTTTCGGCCGCCATTGTTATTTAGAATGTTTCTAAACAAATATAACGATTCTATGTTAATACCCCAATCCTAAAAATTTGATTAAATGCCTCAACGAATGAAAAAGGAGACTTACATTGGCCTAGGTAGTATATTTAATTCATTTCCGGTAAAACAATCAGGAATGATTAATTAGAAGTTTTTATCAATTATAGTTCTACAAATACGTTCTAAAGCTGCAATTTTTTCTCCTAATTCTTTTTTAATTGGATCTTCTTTTGAGCTAGAATATAAAATTTTCCTAATCTCCTTTAACCTTTCTCTTTTATATTCTGGATCATAATCAAATTCACCTGCGCTTAACCAAATAAATTCATCTGTCGCAGAGAATACTTTGTTAACAATAGTGATAAAGTCTAAAATATGCTTTCCATGATCTTTTCCGTATACCGCCATAAAACGGAACCTTAATGACCTTAGTTTATCATATGCTTCCTTGTTTTTATTAAATCGAGTACGAATTATAAAAGCTTGGTCTAGGGCCCTGGAAATTTCGGGTGTCTCATTCTCCTGGCGCACGCGATCACTAACCTCTTCCTTAGTACTGATTCCTAACCGCATATAATCAACATTTTGCTCAAACTCATAAATTGATGCTAATATTTCCTCTGCTAATTCATATTTCCTTTTCCATTTCTCCTCCAAACGCCATCTAATGATACCCCAAACAGCAACCAAAGAGGCTATTATTACGACTATACTCTCAATTATTTCCATTTATTCAGATTCTATGGGTGAAATATACTCTAAGAGTTATTGATATGCTCAGGCTTTAACCTATTTTCAATATACCTTAGAAATTATACTATTAAATAAATAATATAAAATATAGTTTTTATTTTTTATTTTAAAAAAGTCAGAAATAGAGAATATAGAATATAATTTTTTAACTTGTAGGAAATCAAAACTTTAAAGTTATGGCCAAGGAGGAATTTGATCCATCTTACTTTATGAATGTAGAGATGATTGAGGAGCTTAAAAAGCTAGGGGATGATCCCGATATAGAAGACTTTACAAATGGTGTCTTCAATTGTTTTAAAACGCCAATACTGTTACGAGTTATGGCGGACGTAATGGAAGAGGATAATAAACTTGTCGTTGATATTCTGGCAAAAGAGATCAATTATAGAATGATTCAAGTAATGCATGAGAAGAACACCACTAAGGAAGAGTAATTGCACTGATATTTTTTCAGCGGAGTATGTTCAAAATGATCTCGCAGAATTCACTTTTGATTATCGCTTTTCGGGAAGCCGTAGAGGTGAAGTAATAGATATGTTTGTCTTTACCTGGATAATCGATGCAGATGAAAATATTTTCGTGAGGTATTGCAGTTATATGGGGAATTCCGACGGGTGGAAAGAAGCTATTAAAAACCAGATTAAAGACCTAATGGCGGTTATTAATATTGGTGCTGGATTTATTACTAGTTCATTGCGGTTTTTCGAAGTGGATAATGAGTACCATCGGAAACCTGAAGCTTTTGAAAAAGAGTTCCTTGAATTGAAAGGAAAAATTCTATAATTGATTTCTACTCAAAGTAAAGCCTGAATCTAATTAAATCTCAATCCTCTGAGCTCATTTCTAATTATGTTAAAATAGATGAGTTTTCAACCCATTTATAGCTCCTACATAGTAGGCAAAGAAGTATTTTTCGGGTCAATTTCATGAAATTGTCAGTACAAATACACAACTTGCAGGAGAAAATGCGGAAATTAACGTTTGATTATTCTCCGGATTAGCAAGAAGTTTAACAATTAAAGAAAATCTTAAAAAATAATTATCTCTATTTAAACATAAACATAAACATCTTCATCTGGGTTATTGTACTTATTTTCATTAGATTCCTGAGATAAATCTATTATATTTTCAAGAGAGAGTAGAGACTGATGTATTTTTAATGTTTTCATTGCAAGATCTCTCTCTACTTTAATAGTCGATTCCTCCTCAAATGCATCTATGCTTTCAAAATATTCCTGGGCTATAATTTGTACTGCAGTTATTGAGTGAGTACAAGGGTATTAATACCTTCCGAGAGATATTCTGCTCTTACCATTAAGTTTGTTAATTCTTGTAGAACCGTTTCTTTATCGGAGAGGTTTTTAAAATAAAAGAAACTATGTATCAACTGATTTAATTCATCTTTTTTTTGTCTTTTGTTTTCATTATTGTCTGGATTTTATGTTTTTAGGCTTTCTTATTTTTTAAGTTACTATTTATATCTGGTTCGTTCAGGGGGCAATTGACTAAGATGTCTAAAGAAATGGTTTGAAATTTTTTTATTAATATTACTAGTAGGTTGTGTAAGGGTTGTTTGATTGTTAGGTAACAAAATAGTAGCGGGATTTCCCAACTCAGACTTCTTTTATTTAAATTTAGTTATATTGTCATTAACATAAGAAAATGTATTTTTAGTTTATATTTGAACCGTAAATAAGGTCTAACCCGTCAAGAACTCATCCTTGGTCTCGTTTCTTGTATGGTTTCAGACTGTTTAGAGAAAGAATATTATGAAAAGCCTATTTCCAAATTTTATCGAGGGTATGATGTATTTATTTGGAGCATTGACTTCAACGCAACTTTCCATTTTCTCAAAAGAACCCTTAATTAATTCAGACTTTACTGATCAGTTTAGTAATCAAGAGGACAAGGAGCTTTTGGATCAAACCGTCATGAAACTTAAAAGTTCAGGAGAACGAAAAAAAGAAATAAAGCTTAGCAACAATGAAAGGGTAACAATTATTGTTGATTAATGGAGTTTGAAATTGCTCTAAACACTATAGTTTATCTAATGTTATTTTTATTTCCGGGCATCTTGTTCCGGAAATTTTATTATACGGCGGCACATTCTAAACAATTTGATCAAGGGAATCTCTTTGAAAGATTCTTGTGGACAATGTTTTCAAGTGTTTTCATGCTCATTTTAGTAATAATAGTTTTCTTCTTTGTTAGAACGGTTTTAAAACTTCCCTTATTAGAATCTTTGTCGTACGTTAATATCAAAAATGTTTTTGAATCCCTTGGCAATAATCAATTCCCTAGTGTAGAGGATATTGAAAAGACATATTTTGATTTTTTTATTTTTATTTCAGCACTTTACATCTTCTCTATAATAGCAGGTTTCATTATATACTTTTTAAATTCCAGAATTCTAAAAATTTTTAAATACAATAATTACTGGGAAAGTATTATAAAAGGGTCTTATAGGAATAAGAAATTTGATCCGGATAAAGTTTACGGATATACGTCTGCAGACATCTTGGTTGAAACAAATGAAAAACCTAAACTTTATTCAGGTAAAGTTGTAGATTATTTTCTTTCGTCTCAGAACAATAAATTAGAAACAATTATTCTGAAAGATGTTACCAGATGGAAAAGCATTTATGATGACAAAGGGATTTTAACAAAAACAGAAGCCCGCAAAGTTCCAGGAGATAATTTTTGTATAGATACAACGAAGTCAATCAATTTAAACCTAACATATGTCTCTTTAGAAAAAAACAAAAATAATACTCGAAGAAGGCTGGCTCTTTTACTAGATATTGTAATTTGGATACTCTTATTAGGTCAGTTTGTTATCTTATACCTTGACATAGATTGGGTGGTATTAGCTAGTATTCCGCGTAGGATAACATTTTTTATTTTAAATATTTTTAACCTTCTGACTATCTACGCATATGCAAGAGATTTTGTTTTAAATAAGAAAGTTAATTGGCACGATCTACCTATTATTTTTATTTTTCTAGTTCCATATTTGTGGCTATTCGGATACGTAGAATGGTGGGTAGCATTTATAATCGAATTTCCGGTTTTAGGTTTAGTAGGATCTCTAATACAAAAATTAAAAAATATATCTGAGAAACAGAAAAAGTAGTTTAAAGGAGGACTTTCAAGATCCTCTATGCCGTTACAAAATCTTCGTTTGAATTAGCTTTTAATTTAATTGAGAGGATGGTTAGGCGGATAAAGATTACTGCTTTTTTTCTCCGCATTAGTTTTAGCTTGTTTCAGAGCAGCCATTATTTCAGCGTGCTTATGAACTAATTTCATGTGCTTCTGAAGAACTTCCATAAGAACATTATTAAATTCTCTTTGTAATGGAGATAACTCCTCTTCCTTCATCAATCGTTTTAAATATGTTGGTACCTTCTCAATATTCTCATTTAGGTCTGCGCTCATAACTGCGTGATCCATTATGGAATTATCGAGGTGGTTGAGGTCTTTTACGAGGCTGTTATAAGCGTTTTCTATTTTTTTTTGATCCATAAATAAGGTTTTTAAATTATTGTGTCTTTATTGAGTGTATTAGCCGGATTAAATTACATGTTGTCGGCTAGTCGTTTGTTTCTTAATTCCAGTACAAGTTCAGAATTATTATTGTTGTTTATCATTTTGACGTTGGAAAATCCTTTTTTAATTGCGGATTCCATTTTACTGCTGTTATCCATTATTATTTTCTGAAAATCTCTATCTGGAATAGCTGTATTATTGAGGGCAAACTTATATTCTAAATCCTGCATTACAGATGCTTTACGCACCTCATCGTAATTTACAATATCAGCTATATCTCCGAAAAAACTTTCATAATTTTTATGCACCTTATCGCCTTTATCCATATTAATTAACTGGTTTCTTTTAGTTGGTAGCGATAGAGATCCGTCCTTATGTTCTATTACTTCCCGGTAGTTATTTCCAGGGGCATCATTCACAATAGCTGGACCTTCATAAGTTCCTAGTAAATGGCCGTCCTTGAATCGGGGAATAGGTTGGGCGGCAACAAAAGCGGCTTGAGCGGCACCTAAACCAGCGGCCAATGCAATTGCTAAAGGATTAGGTATTGCTTTAGATATGGCTACTGCGGTATTAATAGCGATTTGAAACAAAGCCGCTCTTTTCTCTTCCTCAGCCTGCTTTCTTTTTAACTCCTTTTCCTTTTTCCTGAATTCTTCCCGAGCCTCCTCTTTCTGCTGTTCGGTAGCATATTCATTGTTAAGAACCCTATCCATATTTTCACGGGCGATGGCAATTTCATCATCATACCTTTGCCTGGTCATATTTAGGATTGTAGTTGCAGCGGAAGCTGCGGCATCTACATAATCTTCTTGAGTTAATTCTGTTTTTTTAGTTATGAGGTTTTCAAATGCGGAAAAGTCTATTCCGTAAAATTCAGCGAACTGGCTAAAAGTATCAGCGACTAATTGCCGCCTTGTATCCTCTTGTTCTCTGAGTATATCGGTTTTCGCCTTTTCGGTTTTCTCGTATTGATAAATTTCAAGCTCTGAAGTATCCTCCGGGGTTTCCATTTCAGGAGTTCCGATCTTCTGGATATCATTTACTGGTCCACCAATAGAGCCAACACTAAAAGTTTTACCCTGAATTTCTTCTAACTTACGTGCCAGATGAGCAATTGCCTTATTGTATTCCTGCACTTCTTCTTTGGTAGTCGCGTATTTATCTCGTTGCTCTTCTAATGCCGAAATAGAAGCTTCAATAGCTTTTATCGACCCGGCATTGTATTTTTCTGAATCATCCGGTTCTGGATCTTCTTCAGCAGGATCTGCATTTACGGAGTTGGCGATTTCCTTTAATGCTTTTTCAGCACTTATTTTTGAGATGGTATTTTCAAAACCTTCTTTAAACGCAGACCCGATATTTTTTGCTGCTTCTCCGCCTAATTGGTTCTTCAGATCACCTAATATGGTCTTGGCACTTTCTGCCATTTTACCAGGATTCAGTAAGTCTATTTCGATATCCCCGAATCTTGAGATAGTTTCAAATAACTGTATAAACTCATCCTTAAACTGTTTAATCATATTGGTAAACCCTCCCCAAGACGCACTTAATATTGTTACATTCCTGTTGAGGTGCTCTAAAACGGTTGCAGCTGTACCGGCTAAGAATGCAAAAAACTTTCCGAATATTCCCTGTCCGTTTTCAATAGATAATACTAAGTTATCCCAGGCAATACCCACACGGTTTAATTGATTATCTAATTTTTGGCTTGCGGCTGAAAACTCCTCATCTAATGCACCTGATGCTGTGGTAACATCTTTAATTGCTTTCTCAAGCGTGTTAAAGCCCCCGGTCGCTAAAGAAGCTAAAACTCTTTGATCTCTTATAGCTACTATTCCAATATTTTCCAGTTGCTCATTAACACTTCCCCCAGCTTTATCTATTTTGCTTAGTCCTATTATAAAATCAGTAAAAACACCTGCGGAATTTTCTTTAAAATTTACACCTATTTCTTCTGCGCTTTGACCTGTTAGAGTAAGTATCGTTTCTAAGTTCTTACCGGTTCTTATCGCTTTCTCGAATTGCCCTAAAGACCTACCTATTGTAGATCCGGTTATCTCGGCTTCTATTCCTACGGCTTTAGTGGCGGTTGCGTATGCCAGTACATCACGTCTACCGAATTTGTACTGTCCTGTATTCTGAGCAATAGCGGTGGCATTACTTAAAATTTCACTTTCTGTTGCAGCAAAGTTATTACCCAGTTCTACTATTTCATCACCAAAATCCTGAATGTTTTGAACTCCGCCATCTGTTAGAGTAAGTAAACGGGCTATTTGAGCGGCTCCTTCTTCCCCTGAAATATTTGAAGCGGTTTCAAGTTTAGCAAGTCCTTCAGCAAAAGCAAGTATATTTTCGCGGCCTTTTACTCCTAACTGTCCAGCTACCGTTGCATATTCTAACAGGGCAGGGGTTCCAACTGTTTGAAGGTTACGGGAGAGTTTGATAATATCATTCCCCAGGCCTTCTAATTCCGCGCCCATTAATCCGGTGGTTTTGCCTACGTTTCGTAATTCAGAATCAAAACCTATAACTGTATCTTTATTTCTCTGGATAAGCATAAATAACGAACCTAAAGCCGTTATAGCTAATCCTACGGGAGATAATAAAAAAGTCAAGGTAGCTTTCCCGAAGTTTATTATTCCAGTAGTAAGGGCTTTAAATGGGTTTTTATTTTTAGAGATTTCGTCTAAGTTGGTCCCCATTCCTTCCAAACCCATATTAATGCGGTCAAAAGCAGGGTGTAAATTTCCTAAAGCAGATTGGTAATTACCTACATTTCGCTGATGTTGGCCTACCGAGGCATCAATGTCTTTTAAACGATTATCTAAATTCCGAACCTCAGCGGCCGCTTTCTTTGCTTGCGTTGAATCTTCTCCAAATTCTGCGGCTAAATCTTTAGCTCTTCGTCTAGCTTGATTTAGTTCGGTTGATAATTTTTTATAGGCCCCGGTCAGAGTAGAGTTTAAAATAGCATTTTCTTTGAACTCTTTATTTAAAATGCTCGTTTCTAATCGGGTTTGATGCAATTGTTTATTTGTACCTGATTGAGCCGAATAGAACTTAGCCTGCGCACTTGCCAGGGCCTTATTTATACGCTCGCTTTCTTTTTGATGCGCATTTAATTGCTTCGTGAGTTCGGTAGATTTTTTAAGGCTTCTTTCAAATTGATCTGGCACTTCCAGGTTCAGTTTCTGTTTGGATAGATCCTGAGAAGATTTATAAAGATTAATGAAAGCTTTATTAGTGCTGCTCAATCGATCTTCTAATTCCTGTAATTCCCGGTAGGCTTGTTTGTCTACTATGGTGTTAATACTATCGCTCATAGGTTGGTTATATTTAGATTAATGATTTGGTCTTTTCCTTTTTCAATAGAGGTAATAAGAGAATCAAGTTGCTTGTTGAGTTGTTCAACAATAGAAACCGGGTCAACACCTTTTAAAGTAAATCCATCATTTTTTAAAAGGTATAGAATCGTTTGCAGGTCTTTTTTGGATAAATAGGAGTGGGTGAACAAATTAAGCGCACAAACCGCTCTATTATACTTGTCTGTAAGCCCAGAAATCTCTAATTGTATTAAACCAGTTAAATAATTTTGAATATTATTCGATTCGCTTTGATGTTTGCTAAGCTGATCTTGATATTCCGCAATTTTCTTAATTTGATCGTCAAGCTCTTTAAAGCTTTTAGCATTAATTTTGGGACCATCGGCATCTTTTACCAGATTAAGAATTCGTCTATGATTGCCCCTTAATTTTTTACGGCTTTCCTCAATTTGGTTTTTAAGTTGAGGTGTTTTGTTCTTTTTCATACTTCGCGTTTTTGATGTCAGGTTTTGTAAGGTTTGATGTTGATTCCCGTATCCACGTAATGATTCCAACAAAGTCTTTACAGGTTTGCGCTCAGGAATTTAAAATGAAATTTGTCTTTTATTTTTGCTGAAAAGAACCAGGCTCTTTCTTTTAATCCTTCTTCGTTTATGAATTCTACTAAGCCGTAGTAATTATTCAGCCATTCCCCGTTAATTTGGCTTTGACCTTGTATCTGGTCCATTATTAACTGGTCGAATGCTAATTCCGCTTCTATCCATTCCGTTTTAAAAATTGGATTGCTTAGCTCTATTGGATCTACTGTAGGTTGATTTTCTTTTACTTCAGGCTTGCCAGGGAATTTTGTTTCTAATTGTGCATTCCCCTGGGTACTGGCATAATGAATCTTTCCTAACTTAATCGCGGCTGTACTCCAATATGCGTGCCTGCGCAAACTATTGGCAGGGCTTAATCTAAGGTTGAATGCAGTTTCGGGGCTGTAAATTCCCGTGGGTTTAACCTCAAAATCATCCTGCCACTTTCTAAGGTGGTAAATGTTTTTATCTTCTAATTTGGCATCGAGTAAAAAATTAGAATTATCGTATGGACTATCTCGTTCAGAATAATCTGATCCTTGCAATCTCCGTGCATCTTCAACGGCATAGGAATCTCCCCGGCTAGGGCTTAATTTTTCATACTTTCCTTCCGTAATAGTAATCTCATTTATCCAGTCTGATTGAATGTTAGGTTCATCTAATCCTAAAGGTTTTTCGTAGTCGCCACCCTCGGTAAAACCGTGTTTGTAAGAAGTAAAAATCAGCTCAGTGGCATCTTTTCTTTTAATGCTTGAGAGTTGCGGGAGTTTTATAGTAACATAAGGCTGAAAGAAATAACGTTTATCTTCCAAAACAATTTCTTGTGTGGCTCCACGGTTTACAATTCCATACCCGGCCGGTGAAATCCCTTCAATGGTTTTAAAATAATCTTCCCAACTAATTGTAAGGGGCCATTGTACGGTTTCGCCTGTTTCTTCATCTACTTTATCGATATTACGAATCCAACCACCGGCTGCAAGTCCTAAATCTCGCCAATCATTATCAAGGAAATGGCTTTTAAACTTTGGTTTTCCTGAATAGATTTCAGTAAGTCTTTCGCCTACTTCTTTTAATCTTATAAAATCGGTTGTAGTAGTTCTAAAGAATGAATCTTCAGCCCAGGTAATATTCGCACTGAAATCCGAATAAGTAACATCTAACCAACCTGGACTTATTATAACAATCCCACCCCCGTATTGCCCTACAGCGTAGAGTCCAAATGCAAAGCTATCATTCTTATTAACTTCAATTTCTGTTTTATCTATAGATAGATTAAATTCTTGTCCCACTTCTGGTATACCTCCTAAATCAATAGAAATTAAATCCGCTATTAGATTAAGGTTTTCACCATTGTCGTCCGAGGTGTATTTTCTTAGGACTACTTTTAAATTATACTTGTTTACACGATTGCCATCACCTGAATCTACTTTAAATTTAAGGTTGTTCACCTGGAAAGTTGTTCGACCTCTATCGCGATCACTCCTTGCTCTAAACATATTAGCAGGATTCAACTCCCATCTTCTTTCAAGTTCATAAGTAGGAGAGGGGGATCTATTTAGTTCAGGGTCAGCGTTTGTTCTCGGCTGAATTGGAAAAGGGTGAAAACTTTCTCTATCTTCATCTACTGACGCCCATTCACCTGAGTAATGTTCAAATTTACTTTTTGCAGCTTCCCAATTACTAACCAAGTCAATATCCCGCCCCTCAATAACAGCTTTGTTTTTAATCAGGTCGCTGATCGGATTCCCTTTGATATCAGTTTTTCGATTCAACTCGTGCTTTTCACGGATTTGACTATTTAGAAGTTCACGTAATCCGCCCTCCACAAAATCACAAATAAACCGTTTGTTTTCAATTCTACGACTCGAAAAGTTTAGCTTACCGGTATAGGCAAGCTGCCATTCGTTGGTGATGGGGTGGGCAATAAATTTAGTTAAAACAACATCGGCTTGATATTTATAAATAGCGTATTCTCGATCTAAAAATTCTTTAGCTTCACCGTAGAATTCTAAGTTATTGGAAATTGTAAGGAAAACCCCATAAGTATTTTCGCTACGTCTTATCTCTGTTTGAGAATCTTTCCACCCCATAGGATCAATAGAAAGCTCTAAGCTTCCGGTTTGACCTTTGAGTTTGTATTTATGCTGATTATAAAACATTGTTATTTCTTTTCTTCAGTTAGTTTTTGATCAGGTAAATCAATCTGAGCCCAATAAGGAGGCTTGTAATTTTTAATCTTATATTTTTTCCCAACTAGAATATTTGGATTCTTTGGATGAGGTTTAAATCTGTCCACGGTTATTGGCATTTCAGTTAGTATTTTTCTTTTTTTATACAGTTCTCAAATTCATCAAAATGAAATTTTACTACAGTCTTGGATTCAATAAACTTTATGCACACAATCCAGTAATGCTTGAGTGATCCTGAAACCCATACCGGGGCCTTACTTGCATCTTTTTCAATACCTATTACCCTAAATTTCTTCTTATTGGGGCTAGTTTGGGTAATCATTGGGTTAAGACTGAGCCTTTTATTTTCTATTTTCATTAGAATGGAATTTCATCGTCCTCATCACCCTCTACATTCCATAAACTTTCCGAGGCTTGTTGAGGTGTATTAGGATCAGGTTTGTCAATTAGGCATTCGGTAGAAAAAGGGATTCCTTTTGCGTAGTATCTTCCACTTGGTTTGTGGTAGTTAAATGATATGCTCTCTCCAATTTTACCCTGGAAACCATATTTGGTTTTCATGTTTATGAATTCAGTACCCTCTGTAGTGCCTTTATCTGGATCTCCAAAGTATCTGTAGATTGTGAATCCATCGTGGGTTTGGTTTCTGAAATCCGCACTTCCTGCAACATCATAAAGCGTGGGGCAGGCGTACACACCGGATTCGTTCTTTTGCATCTTTGTTGGGTGAGCAATTAGAAAGATGATAACATTATTACGCTGTGCAAAGCTGGTGAGCTCCGTAAGGCATTCGTTTATCAAATCCAGTTTATTCCCTCTCCTGTCGAATAGAACCTTATTAAACGCATCTATAACGAAAACATCAATTCCAAAGGAATACATTTGCTCCTTGAATTTATTTAAAAGCCATCCCCAGGTAGGCGATTCATTCCCTTCAGGACCAGTAAGGTAAATTCTTTCATTTGCCCAATCTCGATATTTTTCAATTTCAGCTTTTGTTACTTTTTCTACTCCATAAGTGTTTTCAAAGAATGGTTTACCGGTAAATTTCTGGATGAAGCTTGTTTGATGTAGTTCCATCGGGCTATGTTCCGGACTAAAGAAGCTGGCCTTCAGGTTATAATCATTCACTATATTCAATACATACCAATCCACGAAGTTTGATTTACCGTGAGAAGGTATTCCGGTACCAGTCACTAAATGACCGCGCATGGTTGAGAATATTTCTTTTAAATCTCCAAAATATTCTCTTTTTGGAGAGATTGTTTCAGGAAGACCGTTATCGTATAAATCAAGAATTGATGGATATAAATCATCTACTCTAAAGGTTCCGCTAACAGCATAACGCTTAGGGCTACTAATTGACTTTTCCAAGACATCTCTGCCTTCCATTAGGTCATCATTTGCGTCTTTGTTTTTAAATTCAATTCTAAGGCATCGCCATCTACCTAATCGTTGAGCGATCTTCTCACTGAGTTCCTGTCCCTTTTTATCGCAGTCTGTTGCTATATAGAACTTCTGGATATTCTTAATGTACTTTTCAGAATTTTTCCAGACATCATCATTGTCATTTGCGCCATTGGGAACGCTGACGGCATTTTTAATTCCGATCTCCCATAATGCTAGTTTGTCCATTTCACCTTCAACGATGTACACCTCATCAGCATCTATAATATCATTGATACCATAGAAAATATTTTTAGTTCCTGCAGACTGAGTAAATTTTTTGTCTCCTGATCTATATTTTTTGTTGACTATAGTTTCTCCTTCGAAGTAGTTGAAAACTATATTGTTAACTTTTTTATTAAGCTGAGGTTGATAGTAGTTTTCCTCGGTAATTCTACAGTCTATAAGCGTCGATTGTGAGATATTTCGAGATTCTTTAAACCACTTTACCACCTTATCAGAAAGAGTGGTGTAGTTTTTCCAGGTCTGTACGGGTAATTTATATTCTACAGGCGATTCTGTTTCTTCTGATTCCCGAAATGATACCTCATCACAATAATGACATTTAGCCCTCCCTGTATTTAAATTAACGCTTAAAGACTTATCCCTTTTGTTGGTACGTCTATCGATACAAGCCGGACATTTTACTTTTATTTGCCCGCTAGATCTTCCTTTAGTATCTATGTCTTCCCAGTTAATCATATTACAGTAATATTCTCTGTTGGTTTCTTACTGGCATTTTTTCGATCACTGAAATCTCTTTTAACCCAATTTCTTACTGCTGCTTTCCAATTTTTCATTTTGGATTTTCCGCCAACTTTCCATCCATTTGACTGAAAGTGATTTGTGAATTTTTCGGATTCGGTTTGCGCTGCCTTCTCATCAAGGTTTATTTCCCTCATATAGGCAAAAACTTCTTTTAAAATGGGAGGGGTGAATTTTCTTTTTCCCTCTTCAGTTTTATCTTCTTCTTCCTCTTCTACTTCATCTTCTACTTTCGAAACCATTCCGTAATGGTTTAAAAGGCTTTCGAAGGCTTCCGAAGGGTTAGATTTGGAGAGGTTAGAACCTTTGATCTTCATATCATTAGGCAGGTTGTTATGAACATCAATGGCAGCCTTCTTCATATTAGGATTGTATTTTTGATGTTTCATATAATTAACCAGGACCACGTGGTTATTTTTATATTTAACCTTACCAACCTTTTCAAAGGCTTCCAAAGCATTGGAAATAGTATCTTCTTTTATGCCGGTTTCAAATGATATTTTACGAGTTGATACCTCGTAAATACCAAGCATATTGGTTTTCTCATTTGTGATTAGGTAGATAAAGAGAAGTTTTTCTTCCGGGGTTAATATTTCAATCCAGGGATCGGACCAGAAGCTTGTATTGAGCGATCTTAACTTACTCATATTCCTGATGGGTTTAAGTAAGTGATTTACTGCTCTAAGAGGATAAGGCTATCTTCAATCTCTGATCGTTTAAAAAGAACCCGGCCTATTAGACTGTATTTTTTTAATTTTCCTTCTTTAGTATAGCGGTTGAGAGTGGGCAGGCTTATTTTTAATAAACTACATACCTCATCACGAGTAAGGTACTCTTCAGGTTTTTTTTGTTGGAATTCTTTCTTCAGTTCCTCAAGAAGCGAGGGAACCAATCCGCGAGTTATTCTTTTCTCTAATTGATCTGAAAATTCCTCGGTGTCTTGAATAAGTTGTAAACCCATAACTATTGTTTTAATGTTATGGTACAAATCTGAGTTAGGTTTTTTTTAGGTTTTCCCTAAATAGTTAAAAAGGATAAAATTAAGGTTCAATAAAATCATTTATTCGCTCATTTTCAGTATTCAGCATACGCTATGAGTTGTTTTGATCTTTAGGTTCAAAACCAAAATTAATCAAGGTTTGTTTTACTTTCTTGACCTTTTTTTCGTTTGATAATGGATTGTTTTTCTGTAATACTTGAGGGTTTACCATTGGATTTAGGTAGGATTGAACGGTGGATGTAGGCATATTAGTGAAAGAACTTATTACGGCGGCCATAGCGTGTGTAGAGCCTTGAAAACACTCGAACTTTTGTAGATGATCTATAATACCTAATTCCTTAAGGAATATCATTCTTTCCGTACCAGGATTATTAAAGGTTTCTTCGTTTTGAATTTCCGGGGTCTTAGCCTTATTTAGATTAGACAATTCAACCTCATAGTTAAGCATGCTTTTCTTCATTTTCAACTCGGCTATTACAAAGGATATTTTTCTGATATATGAATCTGTTAACCAGGTATTGGGAGGGCAATGAAGAATGTCCTCTAAGTATTCTATCAAACCTTCAGCAGATTTGATTTGTAGATTTAATAAACGTAATGAATAGATAAAATTTTCTACTGTTTGTAGAGGGGTGGTCTGCTTATTTAAATCTTCTGCTTTATTAATTTTGTCGGAAAGATTTGGATTTAATTCTTCTTTAATCAATGGAAGGTAGTGGAGTAGGGTTTTGGTTAAATGGGTAATTTCGTAATACTCCGAATCCACTAGAATATCTTCATATAAACATTCACTGTCATGGCCTTCCTTCCCCCAATAAAACAAGGGTTTTTGTATTTTATTTAGAATACTAATCGTTAAATCATCCGCGTAAAAAGCTTCTATTTCATCTTCATATTTCTTTTTATCCCGTAGAAATAATTGCACATCAAATAAGAGATTTTTAAATATTGCCATATCAATTCACTTTGTAGCCTATATTAATTAATGCTTGCTTTACTTTTTCTACTTTCTTAATAGATTTTAAGGGATTGTTTTTTTGCCCTACTCCACTATTGATAATAGGATTTAAATATGATTGCAGGGTTCCAACATCTTCGCCCGTTAAGGCGCTTAGCGCTGTGGCTAATGAATTTGTAGAAGACTTAAAAGGTTGTTTAGATAGCAAAAAATCTAAAATTCCCAATTCTTGTAAATAAATTATTTTTTCTCTTCCATTAGCGCTCCTTAAATCTAAAATTTCTTTGCTTTCAATTTGATCTAAAGATTGCTGCAGTTTAATCGAGCTATCTAAGGAATACATTTTCTTAGATAGAAAATGATACTTCAATTTTGCATTTGTAATTTCTTCATGAACTTTCCTATAAAAAAAATTTTCAGGGTATTTTTCTGTTTTTTGAACATGAGCAAAATAACTCATCATAATCCTCAATCTCTTTATTCTATAGGCGTTTAGGTCTTTAATAAAATTAATTTCTAAATCTGAATAGTTAATTGAGGGGTACTCAGTATTATCTAAAACATATTCGTTTGTTGTTGAAAAAGGAGCAGGAGGTATTTCTGCGTGGCTCTCGCAATACTCCACGAAAACAATTTCATAATTACTTATAAATTCTGGATAACTTAAAGCCTTGTATGCCACTAAATTTTTTTCTATTTGCTTTTCTGTAAGTATCATTTAAACGCTTTTAATGGATTGTAGTAATTATTAAAATCCTATTTCTACTCTTTTTAACTCTTAATTGCTGTTTGAAGCATTTCTTATAACCCTCAGGCTATTCTCCCTATTTTCTTCACTTGATTGAACAGAATAAAAATTAGCAATAGCTTGTGCATAGTCCATAGAAGATTTTCCTATGTACTTTAAAAACATTTTCTCGGTTCCGTGCGCGGTTATTTGCATTATCAATGGAGTAGGCAACTTCCCATAAAGGTTTGTTGCAAAAGATCTTCTACACACGTGGGAACTTACAAGTTCATACTTTGGGTAATTTCCGGCCAGTTTTCTTTTTACTCCTTTACCGATATATTTGCCTTTCTCATCTTTTGGCAATTCTTTCCCCTCTTTATCCACCATTACTATTTTGCTGCCAGGGATTATTTCGTCTATACCAGCTTCCTTGCAAATTATTTTTAAATAATTATTGAATTTCTGAATTGAAATGGGATGAGGGAGACCTTCTCGTAATATTTCTTTCGTGGTTTCTAAAACTGGAATAGTAACATCTTTACCGGTCTTTTGCTGTTTTAGTTCGATTAAATCTAATCCTTGACGAGTTACAAAATTTGATTCCTTAAGGGCCAATAAATCGGATCCCCTCTGACCTATGTTACATCCAAGTAATAGCCATTTCTTAGCATTTTCCAAAGCTTCACCCCCCATATCAGTTTTCTTTACGGAATTCAATTCTTCAGGGCTGAGGTATAAAATGTAATCAGTTTTGGATTTACCGCCTTTCACTCTTTTTAACTGGGAACTTACCTTTACTCCATTTATTTCAGCTTCTAAGCATACTGTTTTTAAATCATCTATTTTCTTCTTAGCATAGCTCTCAGCGTAATTGCGTTTCTCCAGCATCCAGGTGACAAATGATTTGCCAAATTTTATATCCACATCCTGAACTTTGAATTTCTTTTTGCCCTGGTATTCTTTCAGTAATTTCAGGAGTGTTTTGTAGGAGTTAATCCGGCTTGCTGAAAGTCCTAGACCACCTTTAGAGTTCTCTCTTGAATTTGCATTATCAATCATATAATGAATAGCATCTATCAAGAGATCGCTTTGCTGATCTTCTTCGGCGTAAACCCCGTTAAATCTATCTACTTGCTCTTGGACCCATTCTGGATTAATTTCATTAAAATTAGTTTCATTATAAGCATCTACAATAAAGTTCCCCAGGTCTCTTAAATTCTTAGAAAGGTTCTTGAGTTGTGGAGATCGTCCATAAGGCATTTTCTTATCGTGGTTCCAATCGATCGGATTAATCACTTTTCCGGTTTTCCTGTAAATACTAATTCCACTATCTCTAAACCTCAAAAATATTGTAGCGGGATTCTTTTTTCCTCTTATCTCGAATTTAACTGAAGCCAT